ATAAAAGATTACGACGGAACGTCACTAGTTAGTTTTAATGGTGCTAATAATTATGTTTTATTTAACGGCGGCAACGTAGGTATAGGGGCAACTGATCCTCTAAGGAGACTTCACGTAGCAGGGGGGAATGGTTTTGCTGTTAATGCCTCAACAAGTCAGTATTACGGTGTATATATACCTGCTTTAGGAGAAGGAGCTGATCCAAGAATTACAATTGGAGATTGGCATAATGCAGGCTCTACAATTATGTGGGACAGTTCAGCAAGGTCTTTAAATTTAGACACTCAGTATAGTACAGGAGCAGGTACGTTTAAAATTACTGGTAATGATGGTGCTTCTGAATTCTTTCGTATTTCTTCAAGCGGCGACGTAGGTATTAACACCACCTCACCTGATTACAAATTAGACGTAGACGGAACAGTTGGTGTTTCTGACCTACCAGGTAATGCAACTTCCACATCTGTTTTAGTTAGAAATGAAACAATAGGACCTGAGTTATTAAATAATGGAGATTTTACTGGTAATCCAGATTTATGGGGCGGTAGTGAATCAATAACAAATGGTCAATTAACAAAAACAGGAAATGGATTAGCTTATCAATCAATTTCACTTACAAGTGGCGCTACTTATTTTATAACGGTAGATGTTGCTAGTATATCAGGTACACCTTTAGTTTATGCCACAGGATTACAAAGTGGTGGTTTATCTGTAGGTTTAAATGAGTTATATCTTGTTGCAGGAGGCGCTAATAGTCTTTTTGGAATTAACAATGGATCTGGTAGTGTATTTAATAGTATTTCATTAAAATTAGTAACATCTGCAAGTGATCAAATACAAACAAGACAATTAGGTACTGGTGCATTTGGACCAACACCTGTAGGAGCTTACTTACCGCTTGCTGGTGGAACAATGACTGGAACTACTCGACACGGAGATAATGTTACAAGTTATTGGGGAGATGGGGATGATTTAGAAATATATCATAATAGCAGTGGAGACTCAGTGATTCAAAATCACGTCGGTGATTTATATTTTACCAATAAAGCAGACAATAAAGATATTGTATTTAGATCAGACGATGGTGCTGGAGGTTTTGAAACATACTTTTATTTAGATGGTAGTAGCACTGGTACTAATAATCCAATGACTGTTTTTCCTGATAATTCAAAATTAGGTTTTGGAGATGCTACAACGCCAGATCTTCAAATATATCACGATGGTAGTAATAGTTATATAGTTGACACGGGTACAGGAACTTTTAATTTAAGAGGAAGCACGCAGGTTATTATTGGGGGGACAAACGGTGAAGTAGGAATTCAATATGTAGAAAATGCAGGTGTAGGATTAAGACATAATAATGTAACAAAACTAACAACAGAAAGCACAGGTGTTGCTGTAGTAGGCAATATAACTGTAGACTCAGCTTTACTCTCAAACCAAGAAAATACAGATATAGACTCTGCAGCGGCTGAAGTAGTTGCTCAAGTAGCACACGCTACGTATACAGCAGCTTTTTTTGACTTTGTGGTTAAGAAAGGTACAAATGTAAGATCAGGTACAGTATACGCTTGTCACGATGGAGATACAACTCCTTTAGTAGAGTTTACGGAAACATCAACACAAGACTTAGGTGATACATCAGACGTGGTTTTAAGCGTGGATATATCAGGAACACAAATGAGATTATTAGCAACAGTTGCTTCAGATGACTGGAGTGTTAAATCATTAATAAGAGCAATATAATATGGGATTTTATAGAGGACCAAATATAATAACAGACGATTTAAAGCTAGCCTTAGACGCGGGAAGCGAAAGAAGCTACTCAGGTTCAGGAACTTCAGTTAATAGTATAGTAGGTACTAATACAGCTACTTTATACAATGGCGTTGCTTATAGTAGTAATAATGGAGGTTTTTGGGACTTTGATGGAACTGATGACTATATTCTTACTAATTTTGGTAATGGCTTAAACCCAACAACACAAGATCTTAGTTACGGTATATGGGTGAAACCAGATGTTGGGCAGACTTCTATGTTTATAATGCAATCAAACTGGGGTGGTAGTGTTAGATTTTATGTAGGATCTATAAGCCAAAAATTAGGCTGGGGTATACAAGATAGAGGTTGGGGTTCTGGTGATACAGATTTAACGTTTACAAATGGAGAATGGTATTATATAAACATTGTTTTTAGTGGAACAACAGCAAAGCTTTATGCTAATGGAGTTCTTAAAGCTACAGATACTATTTCCAGTTTTGTTTTTGGTAATAACTTAGGCATAGGTTCTGGTCAACCATATAATTCTGGTTACCCTTGGAACGGAGGAATAGCTGCTTGCCGTGTTTACTACCAAGCATTAACAGCAACTGAAATACTACAAAATTATAACGCACAAAAATCAAGATTCTTATGATAACATACATTACAATAAACACAGACGAATTATCTTTAGTTGATTTCAACGAAGTTATGGAAACATCAACAGATACAGTTAGGCTATCAGTTGATGGTTTACAAACAGTATTAAAATGGAAGGGTGATGAACCTGCATTTGTATCAACATTGAGTTCATACGAAGGACCTTACACTCACGAAGAGATATTAGCAATAATGGCTACTCCAGAATGGAGTGAACCAATAGAAGAAGAATAATATGGGAGCATACGGTGGACCAGATATAATAACAGAAAATTTAACGTTTGCTTTAGATGCAGGAAGTGAAAGATCGTACCCAGGTAGTGGAACTGCTTGGAAAGATTTAGTAGGTAATAATAACAGCGTTTTAACTAACAGCCCTACTTTTAGCGCAGCAAACGGTGGGTCTTTTGATTTTGATGGCGTAGATGATTACGCTACTGCGCCAAACTCTACAGATGTAGATTTAACCAATGTAGGTACTATATCTGTTTGGATTAAACCACATACTTTAACTCAAAGTAGTTACGCTGGATTTGTGTCAAAGTCTGCTGGCGGTGCCACCAATCAACAAGCATATGTTTTTAGTTGGAGACAAGCAAGTAGTAAGATTTTTCTTTCATTTTGTAATGGTAGTGGCGCTTATAATCAAATATATGCAGCACTCCCTACGGTAGCTAATGTTTGGTATAATTTAGTAGGTACATGGAACGGATCAAATCTAACTATATATAACAATGGTGTTGCTACGGCTACTGGAACTCAAACCACAAATGCTCAAGTTTTAAATACACCTTTAACAATTGGAGGTTACACTTACAATGGAGGTGGTGGTTCAGGTGAATATTTTAACGGCAATATAGCAAACGTTAAAATATATAAAAAAGGCTTCACCGCTGCAGAAGTATTACAAAATTATAACGCACAAAAAACCAGATTTATATAATGTATACAGGACCAAATATAATAGAAGACGGATTGGTATTTGCAGTAGATGCAGGTAGCACAAGAAGTTATCCAGGAAGTGGAACAACTGCTACAAATTTAGCAGGATCAGACACAGGGACCTTAACTAATGGTGTTAGTTTTGGATCAGGTAATGGAGGTGTTTGGCAATTTGACGGGGTAGATGACGGTATTAAATTTATTAGTGAGATTAATTTAAGTAGTTCTTCGTCAGTTACATATGAAGGATGGGTTAAAGCTGCTGGTGTATCATCTCACGATAGATGGTTTAGTGGAACATCTGGTGCTGCATCTGCATTTCATAATCCTGATTTAGCTATTAGTACAAATGGTCAATTAAGATATATATTTGCTAATAGCGGAATTGGTAGTTGGGTGGAGCCAAGTGGACTTACAATAGATACAACTAAATTTAGTCATTTAGTTTATACGTTTACTAACACTGGAGTTGTTAAAATTTATATAAATGGTACTCAAGAGTATACAGCCACGCATAGTAATTGTACTTTTCCTTCTGTTTCTAATATTATGATAGGACATAGATATGATTTAAATGGAGAAGGTATTTTAGGTGATATACCTACGGTCAGAGTTTACAGTACAGCTTTAACAGCAGCACAAGTATTACAAAACTATAACGCACAAAAATCAAGATTTGGATTATAAAATAATAACTTTTTGGACAGTGAAAAAAAGATAATATGGCAAACGAATTTAAAATAAAAAAAGGACTAATTGTAGAAGGTGCTTCGGGTGGTACTGTAGTAGACGTTCAAGGATCACAAGGTCAACTTTTCTCAGTAACAGACGATCTAAGCGGATCTATATTCGCTGTATCAGATATATCTGGTGTACCGATACTGGATATTAACTCAAGTGGTGATTCAAATTTCTCTGGAGATGTTTTAGTTGAAGACAACTTGTATTTAACAGACGCTGGAACTGTAAGAGCTAAATTATTATTAAACTCCTCAGATAGAGATAACGTAGAATTAAGAGCTGAATCACTTGGTTCAACAATGAAGTTTTTTACAGTTGGTACTGAAGCACTTGGACTAGACGCACAACAGTTTGCAACTTTTGCAACCAGAGTAGGAGTAGGGGTAACAGCATCAACTAACGCTATGTTAGACGTTAAAGGACCTGACACTGATGACGCTGTATTAGGTAGGTTTTGGTCTAATACAGGAGCAAGAGGTTCTTTTATTATAAGAAATGGTACTGGAGTAGATCCAACTACTTTCATAGGTACTGCTGGCGGCTCTGAGGAGTTATCTATTGGAACAGACAATACTGAAGCAATAAGAATAGATGCTTCAAGCACACCAAACGCAACTTTTGCAGGTAAAGTAGGTATTGGAATTACAACAACTCCAATCGATGAACTTGAAATCGGTAATCTTTCTAATTATACAGGGTTAACATTAAAAGGAGTAGGTGCTTCAAGACCAGCTATAACTTTTAAAAATGTTACCCAAAGTCTATTAGGTGCTATTTATGGAACAGAGGGCAGGGGCATAATTATAGAAACTGGCGGTAATGGCACAGCTGGTACGGTTGCTTTGACTCTTAGCTCAGCGGGATCTCTTAAGTTAAACACATATACTGCAGGTACTTTAGTGTCAGATGCTTCTGGTAATATTACAGTTTCAAGTGGCGGTGGAGCTGGTGGACCTTATTTACCAGTTGCTAATCCAACTTTTACAGGAGTATTAACAGGACCAAGTGCTGATTTGGAATTTATAAAGCTAACATCAGCAAACCCTGGTATTATGTTAAAAGAAACAGATACAACAGATAAAAATTGGGATATACAGGTTAATAGCGGTAGATTAAAAATCTATGAAGTTAACGATGCTCGAACTGTGTTTAATGAACACGTAACTGTTGGCTCAGGAGGAAATGTGGGTATTGGGTTTACAAGTCCTGAAGCAGCTCCTTTAGCAAGCACAAAGTTATCAGTTAATGGTAATACTTATGTAGCGGGTACGTTAGGCGTTGGAAATACAAGCCCTCCTGTTCAGTTTGTTGTAAACAATGGAATTGTAAGAACAAGCACTGCTAAAACATATTCAACATTTGTTCATACTAATGACACTGATGACTACAGGGTTGGATTAGCTACAGCTATAAAAGGTGGAGCAGCGTCTGCTGACAGATATATATCTATTGAAGGTGCCTCTTACCAAGTATCTACTGATACTTTTACTAATGAAGATATAGATTTAGTTTTAAATCCAGCAGCTGGCAACGTAGGAATAGGAACGACTAATCCTGAAAGAATTTTACATTTAGATGCAGACCAAGGTAGAGCAATTATTCAATTAGACAAAGGTGGTGATAAAATAGTTTCGATAGGTACAGGGTCTTCAGCAACAGGCGCTGATGACACTATTCTTCAGCTAATCAATGAAGGGGTTGAAAAAGTAAGAATATTTACAGAAGGTAATTCTTGGCTTAACGGTGGTAAAGTAGGTATAGGAACTACTAATCCTGATTACGCGCTTGATGTAATGTCAAGCATTGTAAACAGCTCGGCAAGATTTAGGAACTCAGCTGGTGGCGATACATTAGTTCGTATAATTGCAGGAAACTATAACACTGAAATAGACGCACGCTTGTTTATTGGAGAGGCTGATACATATGGGATGACTTTTGAGTATGATGGATCAGCTAACGTGGGTTACATAGGAATGAACGACAATGTAGACCCAACTGGGGCATTTTCAAAACGTATTTCAATGAGTAGAGGCGGTACTGAAGTAATTTTTCCAGCAGGTAAAGTAGGTATAGGAACTACTAATCCTGGAGCAGCATTAGAAATAGCAAATGAAGATTTAAATGTTGATAACACTATATTGAATATAGGTAACGCTATAGTGGCTCCAAACACAAGAGACTCTTGGATTAAAATGTTTGCTTCGCAAAATACATCAGATAAAACATTTGCTATTGGGAATGCTTATGGAAAATTTGTTGTAAATTACTTAGGAACAAGAGCAACAAATCCACTAAGCGCAGGTTCAAAAATATTTACTGTAGACGGGCCTAATGGCAACGTCGGAATTGGAACTTACACACCTAACGCTAAACTTGACGTGCAAGGAACACAAGGTCAGTTATTCTCAGTTACAGATGATTTATCTGGGGATATTTTTTCAGTTGCTGATATATCTGGTGTACCTATAATGAATGTTAATTCTGATGGTACTTCGTATTTTGATGGTGATGTAGGAATAGGAACAGCTAGTCCAACCGATCCGTTAACAGTTACTTCAACTAGCAATTCACTTGGTATACGATTAAACTACCCAGTAACAAATAGTTTAGTATATCCATTTTATGTAGGTAACGAAGCTGGAACAAGCTATGTAAGAGCAAATAATACTGCTATTGCTTTTAAGAAAAACGGCGCTGCTTGTACTCTTAAGACAGAAGGGTCAACCAACGACTTAATAATAGAAAGCGCAAATAATTTATCATTTAAAACTAACGGAACTTTAAATACAAGGATGACTATTTTAGGGTCAAACGGCAACGTCGGAATCGGGACGACTAGCCCTGGGGTTAAGTTACAAGTTGAAGGTAGCATACAAGCAAACGCCCAAGGTAGGTTTAAAGGATGGTACACTTCAGGCAGCGGGTTAGCACTTGAAACAGGGGTATCTGGAGGGAATGGATATGTTCTTACATACAATAGAGACACAAGTGCTTATAGTAGTACAATTATAGAATCTACAGGAATACAGTTTGCAGCACATTCATCTGGTAAATTTTATTTTACAGGCGGAAACGTAGGTATCGGGACGACTTCGCCAAGCACAAAATTAGAAGTTACTGGTCACGTAACTATAAATTCTCCAGCAGGCGCTTCTCAAACTAGTTATGGCTTAAGACTTAGAAAAACAAATTCAAGTTCTGCTGTACAAGCTGGCGGAGAAATATTAGCATCTCCATATCCTAACAATACAAATGCTGCAAATTTAATATTTAAGACTGCAGACACGGTGGCTAATTTAACTCAACGAATGGTTATTGATGGTGTTGGTAACGTCGGGATTGGGGGAAATGCTCCATCATATTTATTAGATGTTAGAGACGGAACTTCGAGTGGTGCAATTGCAAGGTTTTCTGCTATTAATCCTCACGTTATAATTGAATCAAGTACAGCAGGACCTGCTGTTTTACATTTAAAACCAAATCAAACAGGTAATAAATCTGGTCAATTTAAGGTAACAGCTGGAAATGGTTATAATTTTAGATGGAGTAATGATGCTGCTGGTACAGGGGAAACTACCTATATGGTCTTAGATACAAGTACCACAGGAGGTGGAGACTTGACGGTGAAAGGAGATATAATAGCTTATGGTGCGCCTTCTGATAGAAAGTATAAAGAAAATATTAAGCCAATTGAAAGTGCTTTAGATAAAGCAATGCAACTTCAAGGGGTTACGTTTGATTGGAAAGAAACTGATGGTATATTAGATATAAAAGAAGATATAGGTTTTATAGCTCAAGATGTTGAAAAAGTTTTACCAGAACTCGTTAGAGATAATGGTAAAGGAAACTTATCTTTAAGGTATCAAGGAATAACACCTATACTTTTAGAAGCTATAAAAGAATTAAAAGAGGAAATAGAAGAATTAAAAAAGCAGATTAAATAATGGCTGTACCAACATCAGGAGCGTTATCAATGTTAGATATAGCGCAAGAAGCTTTATACGGAACCTGGGGTTCAGGAACTATAACTGGACCAATATCTATGTATGATATGATAAATGGTGGAAACTCTCACGGTTCTGGTAATTCTTATCCTACAGTAAACGATGGCTGTACACCTAATCCAGTTGATAGAAGTTATTATCAAATTACTTTATATGAAGCTGATTACCCTGCTCCTCCGCCTGTTACTGTCTTTACAACAAGAAACCCTATAACTGGTTTAGTGACAAATGATGTTTTATATGATTATGTAAATGGATCATACACCGCTTGGACAGGTGCTTCACAAACTAATTCATATTGGATATTTGGTCAAGGAACATTTTTTGGTTGTACATCAAGTAGTTGTCCAAATATTTCTGTTAATTCGTCTGGAGTAGTAACTACTAATGGGTGTCAATGCCCTTAAAAATTAAATTATGCCTATAGCTTATCCATATAGATTTTCAGATTGGTACGGTTACGATAAAGATTGTGCAACGAATACATCGTTTAGTTCTGGCTCAGGACAGGCAGATACTAAATTTATATGTACTCAATCTGTGAATACAACAAAGTATCACGATGGTAGTGGGAACAACCCAACCACAGGAGATACTGTTTATGAGAATGCCGCAGGAACAACAACAACTGCAAACGGTTTTTACACAATCCAAAACGGAGCATCACCTCCTGCAACAATTGGTTATTATAGAATAACAGGTGGAAGTGGAGTAGTAGCCTCATTGGGATTATGCTTTCCATAATGTATAATTAAAATTTGTATATTTGTACAAGTGAATTAATTTAAAAAAAAATCAATGGCAATTATTTACAAGTGGGATATCCCAGCAATGAACGCTCATATTCAGTCAGACGGACAAGATAATGTAATTTATACAGTACATTACAGATACACAGGCTCTGAAGAGTCTGAAGGTAAAACGTATTCATCAACTAATATAGGAACTCAAAGTTACACGTATGTAGCAGGAGAACCTTTTGTACCTTATGAAGATACTGAAGCTTTTGAAAATGTAGTGATTGGATGGTTAGAGGGATCATTAGATGTTCCTTCGATGCAGGCAAGTATAGCTGCAAACATACAGTCTCAAATTACACCTGTAAATGAGGACTTGTATTTTACTTGGATGAATCCACAACCACCTACTCCACCAGAGCCAGAAACGGAAGAAGAAGAGGAAGTTGTTGATGATGAGTAAATAATATTTATTATATTTGTATATAAATTTAATCTAAAATAATCTAAAATGTCAAAAAATTTAACACCAGAGGAGTTACAGAATTTACAAGCTCTTAATCAAGAATTCACTCAAGTAAAACTAAAATTAGCTGATTCAGTTTATCAACAAGTTTTATATACAAAAGACTTGGATACAATAAGAGGAAAGTTTTCAGCTGTTGAAAAAGAGTTGTCAGAAAAGTACGGAGCTAATTCTGTTATTGATTTAGCAACTGGAGAAGTAAAAGAAAATCAACCAGCTGAAACAGCAGAGGTTATAGAATAAAAAAACATGGCAAAAATTAGCAACACATCAGCGTACCCAAATATTACAGTTATTGACTCAGACGATTATTTAATTCTTACTGATGCAGAAAATAATCTAATGACTAAGTCTTGTAAAATTTCAACGCTTTCTAATTTTATAATAGATGGTGGTGTTGTAAAATTAATTGCGCCAGATAATAGTGTTTGGAGACTTTTAGTTAGTAATACAGGAGTTCTTTCAACTGAGGCTGTTTAGCCAAATTAAAAATGGACATAAGAAAAATTTCAATTGGAGCAGACTATAAGTCTGGTGCTATGCATTACATAGTAGGCCAGGATGTTTTAGGCGGCAGTTATGGAATACATCTTATACAGCATGATGTTTCAGCAGATTCATATAAGATATGGATTATGAAAAAAGATGAAGTTTTACTTTGGAAGGAATTCAAATGCACTCTACCTATATCTTTAGAATATAATATAAACTTTTAATGAAATCACCTTACTCATTTATTGTTAAACCTTATAACAATAGAAGGTATGACAACATCAAAAACTACGGTGATGTAGAGTTTATCACAAGTACTTCGGAAGAAGATCACAAAGCCTCTAATCGCTTTGCTACTGTAGTCTCTACTCCTATAAATTATAAAGGTCCTATAAAAGAGGGCGATATACTTTTAGTACATCATAACGTGTTTAAATTTTATAATGACATGTATGGTCGCAGAAAAAGTGGTAAAAGTTTTTTCAAAGACAATTTGTTTTTTGTAGACCCAGATCAGTTTTATCTTTATAAAAGTAAAGAAGAATCTAATTGGATGGGCTATAGCAAATATTGTTTTATAAAACCATTGAAAGCAAAAAAATCTTATCTTGATAAAAATTCTAAAAATGAACCATTAAGAGGTATTGTAAAATACATTAACAATGAGTTAATTGAAAAGGGAGTTAAAGTAGGTGATGAGGTTTTATATGAACCTGACTCTGAATACGAGTTTGTAGTAGATGATGAAAAATTATATAGGATGTTTACAAGAAATATAACAGTGGTGTTATGAGTAGAGAATGGGATTGGATGGATGATTTAAGTGAAGAAATTTATCCAATAAAAAAAGTAAAGCGTATTAAAAATGAATACAAAAGAAACAAAATTAAAAATAATAGAAGCGGGTCACGAGGCGGTCAGGCAACTGATCAAAGTAGCGAAGGAAGACATTATTAAATATGGTACAGATGATGAGTTAGCTGCAGATAGATTAAAAAATGCAGCTGCTACAAAAAAGCTATGTATCATGGATGCTTTTGAAATTTTAAAAAAAATACAAGAAGAAAAAGATTTATTAGAAGGAGTTGACACTAAAGTAAATAACACACCAAAAGGATTTGCAGAATCAAGATCAAAATAGATTATATGTAGAACTAAAAAATATAGTTCCTAAAAATGTTTTGACTACAAAAAACAAAGCAAGAACCTGGACCTACGGTTATAATGAAAAATACAATTTTGTTGTAGTATCTAAAACAGGTCAAATTGATCAGATAATAAATATTAGTGGATTAAATGTTGCGCTTCCCAAAGCTCCTAAAGACATTTACAAAAGATCTAAAAAAAAAGAAGAACAATACTGGGAGCCTAAAATACTACCAAAACAATTAACAAGAATTAAATCTATATTTCAATGGCATGATACTCCTTCGAGTTTTAAAAACGAGTGGGTAGATTATATTGAAAATGAATTTAATTATAGAGAAGAAGGTTTTTGGTTTGTAAATAAAGGAGTTCCTACTTATATCACTGGAACGCATTACATGTATTTACAGTGGACTAAGATTGATGTTGGATTTCCAGACTTTAGAGAAGCTAACAGAATATTTTATATTTTTTGGGAAGCCTGCAAAGCAGATAAAAGAAGTTTCGGAATGGACTATTTAAAAATAAGACGTTCTGGATTTTCATTTATGGCCTCATGCGAGGGAGTTAATATGGGTACAATAACTAAAGATGCTCGTATAGGTATACTCTCTAAAACAGGTTCTGATGCAAAAAAAATGTTTACAGATAAAATTGTTCCTATATCTAATAATTATCCATTCTTTTTTAAACCTATACAAGATGGTATGGATAAACCAAAAACAGAATTAGCTTATAGAGTTCCTGCTGCAAAGATTACTAAAAAAAATATGTATTTAAACGAAGAGCAAGAGCTTGAAGGATTAGATACTACTATTGACTGGAAAAATACTGGAGACAATAGTTATGATGGTGAGAAGCTTCGATTACTTATACATGATGAAAGTGGTAAATGGGAGCGACCTGATAATATTTTAAATAACTGGAGGGTTACAAAAACTTGTTTACGTTTAGGTAGTAAAATAGTTGGTAAGTGTATGATGGGTTCTACATCTAATGCATTAGAAAAAGGTGGTGGTAATTTTAAAAAATTATATAACGATTCTAATGTAGGATCACGAAACTCTAATGGTCAAACTAAAAGTGGGTTATATTCACTTTTTATCCCAATGGAATGGAATATGGAAGGTTTTATAGATAGGTATGGAATGCCCGTATTTAATAATCCATCAAGTCCAGTATTAGGGATTGACGGTGAGATGATACATCAAGGTGCTATAGATTATTGGCAGAACGAAGTTGACTCATTATCCAATGATCCTGATGCTTTAAATGAATTCTATAGACAGTTTCCAAGAACTGAGTCTCACGCATTTAGAGATGAGAGTAAACAATCTTTATTTAATTTAACTAAAATATATCAACAGATTGATTATAATGACTCATTAATTATGGGTCAAAATATAACTCAAGGATCGTTTTCTTGGCATAACGGAATCAAAGATACCAAGGTAATTTGGACTCCAGATAAAAGAGGAAGATTTTTTGTATCTTGGTTACCAGAAATGTCGTTACAAAATAAAGTAACAATAAAAAATGGGAGAAAATATCCAGGGAACGAGCATATTGGATCGTTCGGTTGTGACTCTTATGATATTTCTGGAGTTGTAGTAGGTAAGGGATCTAATGGTTCTTTGCATGGTATGACAAAGTTTAATATGGATAATGCTCCAAGTAATGAGTTTTTTTTAGAATATATAGCACGTCCTCAGACTGCTGAAATATTTTTTGAAGAAGTATTAATGGCTTGTGTGTTTTATGGGATGCCAATATTGTGTGAAAACAATAAACCTCGATTACTCTATCATTTTAAAAATAGAGGCTATAGAGGGTTTAGTACAAATAGGCCTGACAAAACATTTAATAAATTATCTAAAACAGAAAAGGAATTAGGAGGGATACCAAATTCAAGTGAGGATGTAAAACAGTCTCACGCTTCTGCAATAGAGTCTTACATAGAAAAGCATGTAGGTTTAGATTTAGTTCAAAATTATAGAGATAGTGATGAGATGGGTGTAATGTATTTTCAAAGAACATTAGAGGATTGGGCAAAGTTTGATATTAACAACAGAACTAAGTTTGATGCTTCTATAAGTTCAGGGTTAGCAATCATGGCTAATCAAAAACACTTGTATACCCCAGCTAAAGAAAAATCGAAAATAAGCATTAACTTTGCAAGATATAATAATAAGAATTCAGTTAGTCAATTACTTAATAAATGAAAGACGTAAAGATACAAGTAAATGCCTCTGCCTTTCCAGACCAATTTGTTTCAGATTCTGTTAAAGACACAATGGAGTTTGGACTACAGGTTGGGCAAGCAATACAATACGAATGGTTTAGGAGAGATAGTGGTTCTTGTAGGTTTTATTCACAATGGAGTGATTTCAACAAACTAAGACTTTATGCTCGTGGAGAACAATCAGTTTCTAAATATAAAAATGAATTAGCAGTAGATGGTGATTTAAGTTATTTAAATTTAGATTGGACACCAGTACCTATAATACCAAAATTTGTAGACATTGTAGTTAATGGAATGAACGACAGGCTTTTTAAAGTAAAAGCTGTTGCTCAAGATGCATTGTCAGCAGAAAAAAGAAATCAATATCAAGAAATGGTTGAAGGAGATATGCTCGCTAAACCATTACTACAACAAATAGAATCTGATTTTGGTATTGATGCCTTTCAAACAAAAGAAGAAGATTTACCAGAAAATGATGCAGAGTTAGAACTTTTCATGCAAATGAATTACAAGCCTGCTATTGAGATTGCAACAGAAGAAGCTATAGATACTTTATTCCAAGAGAGCCATTATAGTGACACTCGAAAGAGAGTTGATATGGATATTACTACTTTAGGTATTGGTATGGCAAAGCATCTTTTTATGCCAGGTGAAGGTGTTAGAGTTGAATATGTTGATCCTGCTAATGTTGTTTACAGCTATACTGAAGATCCTTATTTTAAAGACACATTTTATTGGGGAGAAATAAAAACAGTTCCAATAACTGAATTAATAAAAATAGATCCTTCTTTGACTAACGAGGATTTAAAAGAAATTTCCAAGTACAGTCAGTCTTGGTATGACTATTATAATTCACAGCAGTTTTATGAAAACAGTATGTTTCATAGAGACACAGCTACCTTATTATACTTTAATTACAAGACCACACACACTTTTGTTTACAAAAAGAAAAGTATGGCTGATGGTACGTTCAAAACTGTTGAGAAGGATGATCAATTCAATCCTCCACAAGAAATGATGGATGAAGGAGGTTTTGAAAAAGTAACTAAAACTATTGACGTATGGTATGATGGTGTTATGGTTATGGGAACTAATATAATGCTCCAGTGGAAACTTGGAGAAAATATGGTAAGACCAAAATCATCAAGTCAGTATGCAATGCCTAATTATGTTGCATGCGCACCAAAAATGTACAAGGGTCAGTTAGAGTCTTTAGTTAAAAGAATGATACCTTTTGCTGATTTAATTCAGATTAGTCATTTAAAAATACAACAAGTAGTTTCAAGAGTAGTTCCAGACGGTGTTTTTATAGATGCCGATGGTTTAAATGAAGTTGATTTAGGAACAGGAAACGCATACAATCCAGAAGATGCGTTAAGACTTTACTTCCAAACAGGTAGTGTTATTGGTAGAAGTTATACTCAGGATGGAGAATATAATAACGCGCGAGTTCCAATCACTCAATTGACAGCTAATAGTGGTGCGAGTAAGATGCAAATGCTTATTGGTAACTATAATCATTACTTAGATATGATTAGGTCTGTAACAGGTTTAAATGAAGCTCGTGACGGATCAAGTCCAGATCCTAACTCTTTAGTTGGTGTTCAAAAATTAGCTGCATTAAATTCAAATGTAGCAACAAGACATATTTTAAATGCAAGTTTATATATAACAAAAACTTTAGCTGAGTGTTTATCTATAAGAACAGCAGATGTTTTAGAGTATGCAGATTTTAAGGATGAGTTTGCTATGCAAATTGGTAAATATAATTTATCAATATTAGAAGATATTAAAAATTTGTATCTACATGACTTTGGAATATTTATAGAGTTGATGCCTGATGAAGAACAGAAGGCTATGTTAGAACAAAATATACAAATGGCTTTATCTAAAGAAAATATAAGTTTAGAAGATGCTATAGATATTAGAGAGATTTCTAATATAAAAATGGCTAATCAATTACTTAAAGTAAAAAGAAAAGCTAAACAAGATAGGGAACAGCAGCAGCAAATGCAAGAACAGCAAATGCAGGCACAAATGCAAATGCAAGCGCAACAAGCTCAAGCTCAGTTAGCAATGCAGACACAGCAAGCTGAAACACAATCTAAGATGGCTTTAAAAGAAGCAGAGGTTAGTTTTGATATACAAAAATTACAAAAAGAAGCAGAACTAAAACAGCAGTTAATGCAAGTGGAATTCCAAATGCAGATGCAATTAAAAGGCCTGGAAGCTTCTAATTTACAGTCCAGAGAAACTGAAAGAGAAAAAGCAAAAGACAACAGAATAAGTCAACAGTCTACTCAGACGTCAAAAATGATAGAGCAAAAAAAGAGAGACCTTCCAGCAATAAACTTTGAGTCTAACGAAGATAGTTTAGATGGTTTTGACTTAGCAGAATTTAACCCAAGATAAATATAAGTAATGATAGAAAAGGCAGCAGGCCCACAATTAAATCAAACAAGAGATGATTTTAATAAAAGAGTGGGTAAAAAAAGTATGCTTGGTAGAACCAAGAAAGTACAATGGGAAGCAAGGAGGCGTTTTTCAAACATTTAAAATACCCTAAAATTTAATTAAAATAAATATTAACTTTGTTAAAAATATAATCAAATGGAATTTAAAGTAAAAGCAGTAGACGCAAACGTTGAAGAAAAATCAAGGGCGCAAGTTGAAGAAGCATTATTAAAAGAACATGCAGAACAATTTGAAAACCAACAAGATAATTCTCAGCAAGCAGAAAAAGTAGATTTAAGTGAAAATCAAAATTCAACTACCGAAGAAATATCGGTTGATGAAACTAAAAACGAAGAAGCATCGTTACCAGAGTTAGGCGATGATGATGTTCTTTCGTATATAAAGAAAAGATACAATAAGGATATAAATTCTATTGATGATTTGTTTGAGGAAAAAAATTCAAACGATGAGTTACCAGAAGATGTGTCTGCGTATTTGAAGTACAAGCAGGAAACTGGTCGTGGAATTAATGACTTTTATAAATTACAAAAAGACATTGATGCTATGGATGACAATGCTGTACTTGCTAATTATTATGAATCAACTGAAGAAGGGTTAGATTCTGATGATATTCAAGACATCATTAGTGATAAGTTTTCATATGATGAAGACTTAGATGATGAGAAAGATATTAGAAAAATAAAATTAGCGAAAAAAAGAGAACTTTCTAAGGCAAAGAAGTTTCTTAATGAACAGAAAGACAAATATAAAATTCCTCTTGAGTCAAGCGGGGGTGGATTGTCAAATGATCAAGAAGAAAAAATCAATGCTTATAAAAAGTATATGGAGGAATCTAAAAGTATTGAAGATTTAAACAAAAAGAGGTACAGTTATTTCTTAGATAAAACCGAGTCGGTTTTTAACAACGAGTTCAAAGGTTTTGAGTTTTCAGTTGGTGAAAAAAATATTTCTTTTAAACCAGGAGATGCACAAGAACTAAAAAATGTCCAATCCGATGTTAATAATTTTATTAACAAATTTATGGACAAAGATGGTTTAATTGCGGATCCTGTTGGATATCATAAGGCCATTTCGGTAGCTATGAATCCTGATAAATTTGCAAAGCACTTTTACGAACAGGGAGTTGCGGCAACTGTTGATAATGTTTCAAGAAAATCAAAAAACATTAATATGGATGTCAGACAACAATCTCAATCGGTTTCCAAAAATGGAATTACGATTAGACCTATGAGTGTAAGCAACGATAGTGGAAGAGGACTCAAAATTAAAAGTAGAAAAAAATAATTAAAAAAAAACAAAATTATGGCAGTAAATGTAACACCAGGATTTGACTTGCAGCCAAGTGCGCAGCAAACTCCTTTATCAACAAACTACATAACTAACTTTGATTTCTTGAACCAATATCTTCCAGATGTTCATGAAAAGGAATTTGAGCGTTATGGAAACAGATCAGTAGCATCATTCTTAAGAATGGTAGGTGCTGAAATGCCTTCTAATTCTGACCTTATTAAATGGGCAGAACAAGGAAGATTACACACTAAATATCAAGCTTGTACATCAGCTGCGGCTGTTGGAGCTGATGATGGTGTTTGGACTATTCCAAATAACATTACTAACTTCAATCCAGCTTTAGGTGGAACAGCAAGTCAAGCAGCTTTAAGAGCTGGGCAAACTGTAATGATCTCTGATAACACAGCAGGTTCAACTTTACAAAACAAAGGTATTATATCTGTAGCTCCAACAGCTGCTAATCCAAACAAGGTAACTATTGCTTACTACGAAAATGGTGGACAAACAATGGCTCTTGGAACTTCATGTGATATATTTGTATATGGTTCTGAATTTGCAAAAGGAGTAAGCGGAATGCAAGGTTCTTTAGAATCTGATGATTTCTTTTTCCAAAACAAACCAATCATTATCAAAGACAAGTATTCTGTTTCTGGTTCTGACATGGCTCAAATTGGATGGGTAGAAGTAACAAGTGAAGGCGGAGCAAACGGATACTTATGGTATTTAAAATCTGAACACGACACAAGATTGCGTTTTGAAGATTACTTAGAAACAGCAATGATTGAAGCAGTACCAGCAGCAGCAGGTTCTGGTGCAGGAGATTACTTACAAGGTACAGCGGTAGGAGCTTCTGTAGCTAATGAGTCTGGATCTGAAGGGATTTTCTATGTAGTAGGAAACAGAGGTAACGTATTCGGTGGAGGAAACCCAACGAGTTTAGCTCAGTTTGATAGCATTATTCAAAGACTTGACAAGCAAGGATCTATTGAAGAGAATGTTATTTTTGTAGATCGTCAGTTCTCATTTGACATTGATGACATGTTAGCAGAACAAAACTCTTATGGAGCAGGTGGTACGTCTTACGGATTATTTGACAATGACAAAGACATGGCATTGAATTTAGGGTTTACAGGATTCCGAAGAGGATATGACTTCTACAAGTCTGACTGGAAATACTTAAACGATCCTACAATGAGAGGTGGTATCAATGCAGGTAAAGTCAATGGACTTTTAGTACCAGCAGGATCTACAACTGTGTACGATCAAGTATTAGGTAAAAACGCTAAGAGACCATTCTTACACGTTAGATATAGAGCTTCAGAAACTGAAGACAGACGTTACAAGTCTTGGATCACTGGTTCAGCTGGTGGAGCAAGAACAAGTGACTTAGATGCTATGGAAGTAAACTTCTTGAGTGAGAGAGCTGTATGTACTTTAGGTGCAAACAACTTCTTCTTATTCCAAGATGCATAGTAGATAGTAGTAATATTTACCCTCGTTATAAAGACGGGGGTAATTATTTTTTTTAAATCAAATTAAATTATATTATAATGAAAGCAAAAAAAGAACAGTACAAAGCAAAGTCGTATAGACTAAAAGGAGACAAAGCGCCTCTATCATACATGTTATCTTCACGACATTCACAAAGATCACCCTTATTATATTTTGACGAAAAAACAGGTGTCAATGAACCATTACGTTACGCGCGTAATCAAAAGTCACCTTTTGAAAACGAACAAGACGGAAATGCTATTTTAGAACCTATTGTGTTTGAAGATGGTATGCTATCAGTTTCAAAAGAAAATCAAGTATTACAGAAGTTTTTATCAATACATCCAAGTAATGGATATGTATTTGAAGAGATAAACAAAGAGCGTGATGCTGCTTCAGAATTAGAGCAAGTAGAGTTTGAATTAGAAGCTCAATTAGAAGCTAAAAAAGTAACTACAGATCTTTCTAAGTTAACACAAGTATGTAGAGTGTTAATGGGTAATGCTGTAGAAAATATGACAACAGCAGAGCTAAAAAGAGACATATTAGTTTATGCTAAAAATTATCCAGATGATTTTTTAGACACTATTAATGATCCAATGTTAGAGTTAATGGACGATGTTTATCAGTTTTTTAATTTATCGTTATTAACAATAAGAAACAATGGTAAAGATGTTTATTACAATTTATCTAATAATAAAAAGAAAATGCTTACTATTCCATTTGGGGAAGACCCTAATTTTATTGTAGCTTCATTTATGAGAAGTGACGATGGTTTAGAAGTATATAAGCTTTTAAAAAACAAAATAAAGTAATACAAGTACAACTAACTGGAAATTAGCTACCTCAAAAGGGTAGCTTTTTTTTTGCTATCTTTAAGCCTGACTGTTTTGATTGAATAATTAAAGAGAAGCTCTAAAAAAATAGGGCCTCTTTTTTTTTGCTATCTTTGTAAAAAGAATTAATTATGCCAATAAATGAAGTAAGAAATACCGTATTAGCAATAGCTAATAAAAATAATTACGGATACATATCTCCACAAGATTTTAATCTTTATGCTTCTCAAGCACAAATGGATATGTTTGAAGATTACTTTTATCAATACAACAATCAGTTAGTAAAAGAAAACCAAAGAACTTCAGGGACTGGATACGCAGATATAACAAAAGGTTTAGTGGAAGTTATTGATACTTTTTACGTAGACACTCCTTTATTAAACTCTGCAACAACGCAGTTGGGAGATATACAGACTAATTTATACACACTGCCTTCTGATTATTATTTAATTAATAAGATGATGGTATACACAAAAGAATTAGCTTCAGGGGTTACCACTTCGACCAACGGCGGTTCTATAGCGGTGAACGACACTTCTGCGGACTTTATTGCAGCAGGAGTATCGGTAGGAGATATAGTATCTACTATTACAGGAGGAGTGGTTTATAATACTGTAATTTCACAAGTAGTTAGTGCAACTAATCTTTTAGTTTTTGCAACAACAGGCGTACAAGTCTGGAATGCTGTAGGAAAAACATACAACATATATTCAGCTAATAATGTTATGGATGCTGAACGTGTTTCACAAGCTAAAATAACTATGCTAAATAATTCTATTTTAACAAAACCAACTTTAGGGTATCCTGCTTATACTCAGGATGCTTTAGTTGCTCAGGCTTTTCCTATTACAATAAATAAAATAGGACAGCTTACATCGCAGTATGTTAGATATCCATTTACACCAAACTGGACTTATGCTACATTATTGGCTGGTGAACCTTTGTTTGACCCAACCGCAGCAGATTATCAAGACTTTGAATTACCTTTATCGGATGAACCTGCATTGATTGCAAAAATATGTCAGTATGTAGGTATAGAAATAAGAGAGGCTGATGTTTATAATTTTGGCACTCAAGAATTACAACAAGAACAAATAACACAAGGATAGATGGCATATATAAACGACTACGCGTATTACACGAACTCAGGAGCAACTCCAACTAATTCAAACTGGGGATCATATCAGTATGTTTCATTAGCGGATATAGTTAACAACTTTATGTTAATGTATCAAGGTAATCATGAATTAATAAATAATATTGAAAGATATCAGATATTATTTCACGCCAAAAGAGGGATACAGGAATTAAATTATGATGCAATGAAGGAGATTAAAATTCTTCAATTAGACATCACACAACAATTAAGATTTGTATTACCACAAGATTATGTTAATTGGGTTAGAATATCTCAATTTAAAAATGGTGGTTTATATCCTTTATCAGAAAATATACAAACAAACTGGTCTTCTTCTTATTTACAAGATAATCAGTCTAATGTTTTGTTTGATCAAAATGGAAACGTTTTAAGACCACAAGATTCACAACTTGATTTATCTACTATTTTAAGAGGAAACAAAAGTATTTACTTAAATCAAAACAGTCAATACAATGGAGCTGAAGGGTATAACTATGAAGGCGATTGGTATTTTGACTATCCTATAGGGTCACGATTTGGTTTAAATACTGAGACTGCAAATGCAAATCCTACATTCACTATTGACAAACAATCTGGTGTAATTAATTTTAGTAATATATCAGGAGCTGCATCGGTTGTTTTAGAGTATGTTTCTGACGGAATGAAGAATGGAGTAGATAGCGAAGTACAATTAAATAAGTTATTTGAAGAATATATATATGCTTATATTAGATATTCTATTTTAAATGGTAGATTAGGAGTTCAGGAGTATGTTGTTAATAGAGCGAGAAAAGACAAATCTTCTTTATTAAGAAATGCAAAAATACGATTAAGTAATATACATCCTGGAAGACTTTTAATGAATTTAAGAGGTCAAAATAAAATTATAAAATAATATGCCAATAGTTACAACAAATTTTATTGCAGGTAGAATGAATAAATCTGTGGATGAAAGACTTCTTCCGCCAGGTGAATACATTGACGCTATGAATGTTCGTTTAGGTTCTACTGAATCTACTGAAATAGGAGCTGTAGAGAACTCAAAAGGAAATGAGCAACTAACTACAATACAGTACAATGGAGTTCCTCTAAGCTCTTCTGCTGTCTGTATAGGAGCATATGAAGATGGTGTTAGAGAAAATATTTATTGGTTTATTCATGATGGTTCAAACACTCAAAATCCTAAAGGGGTAGTTGATTTAGTAGTTTCTTATAACACTACAAATGAGATAGTTAATTACCACGTAGTAACAGTAGATTTATTAAATTTTGATCCTAAATTTTTAATTACAGGTGTTGATTTAATTGAAGACCTTTTGTTTTGGACTGACGATAAAAATCCTCCAAGAACAATAAATATAAATAGGAGTTATCCAGAGCCTATTTCAAACGTAGATCAAATTGTAGAAGAAGATATATCAGTGGTTGTAAAACCTCCTGGTTTTGAAAGTGCTGTAGGGACACATGTTCCATTACCAGCACCAACAATAAGTTTTTTAAATATTGCAGGAAATCAAAACTATATTGAAAACAGATTTTTATGTTTTGCTTATAGATATAGATATGATGATGGTCAATACAGTGCAACATCTTTATTTACCAATCCAGCATTTGTACCTAAGCCTTTTGCTTTTAGTACAAAAAATTATTGTAATGATGGGATGCTAAATCTTTACAATGGTGTAGAGATTAAATTTTCTACAGGAAGCTCAAGAGTAAAAGAAGTAGATTTATTATTTAAAGATACAAACTCTACTACTTTAAATGTAATTGAAAGATTTAAAAAAGAAGATTATGGTTGGTCAAATAATACAAATAAAAGCTACACATTTACTAATAACAAAATATATACAGTATTAGGTAATGATGAATTACTAAGACAGTATGACAATGTTCCAAGGTTAGCAAAAGCTCAAACCATACAGGGAAACAGATTAATGTATGGTAATTATGTAGACGGATACAATATAACAAGACCAGATGCAGATGGAAATAACATTGCTATTAACTATAATACAAGTTTGGTTAATACGCTTTTAGGTTTTTCTGAATTACCTTTTGGCTTACTAAATACTGGTGAAACATATACAATAGATCCTAATCCAGGACAGAGCGAAAACATAGAGAACTCTAAGGTTACAATAGACTTAACAGCAATAGCTGATAAATTAAATGCTAATGCTTTGATAGGATTGACATTTGATTTTCATAGTGACAAAAGAGTTTTCTTTCCGTCTAACACTACTGCGGCTACAGAAAATGTTGATTTTGAAAACCAACCATTTACTCTTAATGTAAATATAACTTTAGATCAAGATTATGCAACTCCATATGACTTCTTTAACAGTCCTTTGTTTGCAGAACGTATTGGAACTATTCTTAATACAAACTTTCAACCTCTTGCTACAGCAGATCAAGGAAACTCATTGACAGATTTTTTTAATAATGAACTTTCTTCTCCAGCCATAGGAACATATCCTTTTGTTAAACACAATAGTAGTATTACAGACGCGACTAATCAGCAAGGTTTTACACTTTCTAATTTTGCTCCAGGATCAAATACGTGTGACATTCAAGTAATTGCTATGGCTTTTCAGAGTACGGATTTAACTAATCCCTCTACTCCAGTAATAACTACACTATATGAATACTTTAGGTTTGTTAGCGTTCAAGGATCATTTAATACAGATTTAGATACAGGTAGCTTACATAGTGATCGTGACTTTGAAACAGGTATTGTTTATAGCGATGAGTATGGAAGATCATCTACAGTTTTAGTTTCTGAATATAACACTGTATATGTAGAACCTGGCAATAGTGTTACAGCAAATAGTATACAAGTAGCGGTATCGTCAAGAGCGCCTTATTGGGCAGAACGATATAAGTTTGTTGTAAAGCCAAGTAAGGGAGGTTATGAAACTATTTTTTCTAACTTTTATTATGTTAGGCCAAGTGATAACATGGTGTTTTTTAGGCTTGAAGGTGACAATGCAAACAAAGTTCAAAAAGGACAAACTCTTGTGGTTAAAGCTGACGTTAGTGGACCTCTTACAAGAGTAGAAAAATGTGAGATTTTAGAAATAAGTGCAGAGCCTACTAATTTTTTAAATGACGTAAATGAATATGGTGAAGACTCTTTTCAACTTAAAGGTCTTTACATGTTAATCAAAAATCAAAATTTTGACATTGTTATTCCAGATGATTCTATTATTGAGTTTGGAATGGAGAAAAAAAAGAGTGCTGCAAGAGGATGTACAAACGCCAGAAAAATTGGGTATAAATGTTTTACTACAGATTCTGACACAGGTGTTACTACAAACTATGAAGTTCCAGGAGGTTCAGTTATTAAAATAGAAGTAAGAATGTTTCGTAATGATACATTTAATGGAAATAGCTGTGAAGAAAGAGAGTGGTTATGGGAGCAAGAATATGTTGCAAGTAGAGATTATATTGATATGAGAAGATGGTGGATTGGAGATAACATAAACCCAGCTCTTGGTCTACCTGGAAATATCTCGCAAGAAACAGATATAATAAATGATACTACTTTAGCAACGCCTAATGGAACTGGTAATGGTGTTGCAAATAATATGGCGTGTACAACTTGGGCTGTAACATTTCAATGGATACAAGATAGTAGTCAAGGTGTTAATGACCCTTTATATTTAGGCGTTTCATCTGGAGTTAAAGGATGTAATAGACCTTGGCCTCAAACCGACAGAACTTCTGATTTAGAAGTTGAGCTTATAGTTTTTAGAGCAAACACATTAATGGTATTTGAGACAGAACCAAATGATGCAAATGCTGAATTATATTATGACGCATCTCAGTCTTTTCCTATATCTCAGCCTGATGGATTTCATATGTCGGGAGTTAACTCAGATTTAGGAGACCAAAATCAAACTGCTTCACAAGACGCTGTAATAAATTTAAATTTTATAGATTGTTACACTTTTGGAAATGGTGTTGAAAGTTTTAAAATAAAAGATCAGTTAGCTGGAAGACCTTTTCAATTAGGTCAAAGAACATTAGCTGTATCTAATCAAGACTATAAAGAAGCTGATAGATTTGAAGGTATAACATACAGTGGAATCTTTAGTAGTAATAGTGGTGTTAACAACTTAAATGAATTTAATTTAGGTTTAGTAAACTTTAAAGATTGTGAAACATCTTTTGGTCCAATACAAAAAATGCATCCAAGAGAGACTGATATATTAGTTTTACAAGAAGATAGAATCACTTATGTTTTATCAAGTAAAAATTTAATAAGCGACAGTACAGGCGGAGGTGTTATAGCATCTATTCCTGAAATATTAGGAACTCAAATTGCACGTATTGAAGAATATGGTATTAGTTATAATCCAGAAAGTTTTGTTTCTCATGGTTATGATATGTTTTTTACTGATGTAAAAAGAAGTGCCGTAATAAAATTAAGAGGAACAAGCAGAAACAATGATTCTTTGGAAGTAATCTCTGATATGGGAATGAGATCGTGGTTTAGAGATGAGTTTCATAAATCAATACAAACTCAAAAATTAGGAGGATATGATCCTTACATGGATGAATATGTTTTAGGAATGAATTGTAATGAAGTTCCTTTGCCACCAGAAATTTTTCAATGTGGATATAAATTACAAAGAAATAATTTAGCTGTTGGGGCGTCTAATGCAATTGTTAGCGAGATAAGTTATGGTTCATTAATTGGCACAGCAGGATTTAGTTATAACGTTACTGCTGGTTCAATAATTATTTCTGTACTATGGAATGGAACAACAACAACAAGTTCAACACTAACAGGTTCTGGAACATTTACATTTGACAAAACTTTAAACAGTCCTGCTAATGCAGAAGTAACAATTACAGCTGTATCAACAGCATCATTTGTTGTAACAGCTAACTGTGTTGAATCAGAGTCTATAACGGTAGTAAAAGTAGTTATGAACTCTCCAAATGAAAGTGGAGAATTTATTCATGCTGAATACTTTTGGGAGGACAGTATAAATATTAGTCCAGTAGATTCAGATTTAGCAGAGTTTGGCAATAATAATTTAACAGCATCATACTATGACAGTCAAGTTGGGGTAAGATCATTGGGAGTTTTTCCATATGATGGTATAGATTTAACGATCAGGTCTAATAAGATTAATTTTGATACATATGACTGGAACTATCCTAACGATAATTTTAAATATTTATCAAGCAATACTTTATACTCTAATAATCAAGCTGATATAGCTTCGTTGTTAGCAGCTGCAACTACAGTGCCAGACAGTTCGGTAACCAATCCATCTGCAGGTCTGTATGAAACAACTATTAGTAGTTTGTCATTACCTACTGCAAATCAATATTTGTATTTAATATATGATTACAGATTAGTTAGCTGTCAAGAGTTTTGTTATGACGCAAGTTCAGCGGCATCAGCATGCTGTGAATGTGCATTTACATACACTGCTTATCCAAGTAGTACTGTATTTACCGTAGAAGCAAACGTTTGTAATCAACCTTTAAATGCTACATACTATCATTCAGGTAGCGGAACTTTGCCAGCATATGGAGATTTTGTATATTATGCATCAGATGGTGCAGTTGGTAGTAATTTAGGAGTAGGACTATATAAGGTAAGCGCAACAGATTATATAACAGTAAATCAATTTGGCTTAGTTACTGCGGTAACTACATGCCCATAAATAAAATAATAAATGGCAGCATTAGGAACATATTGTTTTGATGGATTAAATTTTTCGCAAGCTACGGCTTTGTATACAGATTCAACATTAACAACCCTATCTCCTGACGGATGGTATTCTCAGGGAAATATTATAAGACAACAATTAAATGGTGTGCTGTTAAATGCACAACCTTGTGGAGAATGCTTAGTTCCTTGTGGATCAGGTATTAATGCTTCTTTTAGTAGCAATGGATTCTTTAGTGCAGATGTTGACTTAGCAAGTGATACTGGAGCAGTAGTTTTATATTTTTATATGGGTTCTTCTATACCTGATGGTGTTTTAGCTACATATAAC